TTGCATTTTCGTCCTTGACATTTGGGAACGTCCGCTAAATACTTGTAACCCATAAATTTGTCGCCACTCTGCGTGGTAGACACCGCCTCTAGCGATGTAAGCGGCAGTTCTCGGATACCCTCCGAGGGCTGCCGCTTTTTCTTTTTGTGCCCATGGCCATTGTGAGATGCAGTGGTCACGCATGCATGCGAGCGAGAGGCTCGCATACCCACACACACCGAGAGGGTGCTGTATGGCGCTCAAACAACTCTATACGGCTCAAGGGGAGATCCCGGAAGCCTTCCGCGAGCATTATGCCGAAGTCGATGGGCAATGGATGTTACAAACGGAGCCCTCGATTAATGACATTCCGAAGCTCCAAGCGGCCTTGAGTCAGGAGCGGACCTTGCGGCGAGATGCCGAGAAGTCGCTGACCGACTACAAGGTGAAGTATGACGGCGTCGACCTGGACGAAGTGACTAAGTTACGCGAGCGTGTCAAGGGGCTCGATGACAGCGAGGTCTACGACAAACAAGGGATCGAAGCCCTCGTCGTGCGCCGCACCGAAGGCATGAAGGCCGATCACGAGCGCATCGTGCGCCAGAAGGACAACGAACTCACCAAGCTCAAGGACGCCCTCACCAGCAGTGAAACGAGCCGCAAGAGCGAAAAGATCAAGACGGCCCTGCTGAATGCGGTCACGTCCTCCGGCGTGCATGCCGATGCGCTCGATGACGCTGTCAGTCGTGGCCTCGGGGTCTTCACCGATGTGGACGACCAGGGCAACGTCATTGCCCGGCAAGGTGAGGACATTCGCTACGGTAAAGACGGGGTCAATCCCTTGTCGCCCAGTGAGTGGATCGCCACCTTGAAGGCTGATGGGCGGGCTCGGCACTTGTGGCCCATCTCTCAAGGGAGTGGGGCGCCGACGCTCCACGGCGGCAATGGGGCCGGGACGTTTGACTGGAACAGCATTAAGGATCCTGCAGAACGCCTGACGCGCTACCGCGAATGGCAACAGACCCAACAACGCTAAGTCCTACCCTGTGGAACCTCCTGGCAGGGTGCTGAGACAGTGGTAGGGCCATTCTGATAGGCGGAGGAAGTACGCATGGCGCTGACCATTGTTGAAGCCGCCAAATTAAATTCCGGTGATGTTGACCGAGGGGCTATTGTCGAGATGTACGCCCGCAATTCTGATATCCTCAGAGTGTTACCTTTTGAGAATATCGCGGGCAATGCCCTCAAGTATAATCGTGAGGATATTTTACCTGGTGTGGGCTTCAGGGGCGTGAATGAGGGTTTTGCGGAGTCGGTTGGCGTTTTAAATCCCATCACCGAATCCCTCTATATTGCTGGTGGTGACCTCGATGTTGACCGCTTTATAACCCAGACGATGGGCGCCAATCAACGGAGCGTCCAGGAAGGCTTAAAAGTAAAAGCCCTGGCCCACCGCTGGACGTTGGCGTTTATAAAAGGGGACAGTAGTGCCGACCCCCGCGAGTTTGATGGCCTGCAAGTCCGCATTCCGCCTGGCTCCAGTCAACTGGTCGATGCGGGAGCAACCTCAGGTGGAGATGCCTTGTCGCTCAGCAAGTTGGATTTGCTTATCTCGAAAGTGGATGATCCCACCCACCTCATCATGAACACGGCGATGATGCTGAAACTGACCGCTGCGGCACGCGCCACAGGGGTGTCCGGGTTTATGACGTGGGATCGCAACGAGTTCGGCCAGCGGGTCAACGTCTATAATGACCTCCCCATCCTCATCGCCAAAGAAGATAACCTCGGCAATGACATCCTCCCCTTTACCGAGCCGAATCCTGGCGGTGGTGCGGCAGCGAGTACCAGCATTTATGCCGTGAGTCTGGGCAATGGGGGCCTCGTGGGCATCCAGAATGGTGAGATTAGCATTCGCAACCTCGGGGAACTCGAAGGCAAGCCTTCTTTTAGAACTAGGGTAGAGTGGTATGCAGGACTTGCAATATTCTCAGGTAGATCAGTTGCAAGACTACGAGGCATAAAGGACGCAGCCATAGTGCCCTAGTAGTCTGAGTTATATGCTCGCGCATTGGAAGGAGACCACCATGAGTACGACGTTCGACAAGGCACTTGAACTCCTGGCTCCCGGTGCGCCGCTCGCGGCCAATGGGAGTGGCACGGGGNTCTTACTCTACCCACGCATGTTTCCCACGAGCGATTGGATTGTGTATGCCTCGCAGGTCGTGGCGACGGGCACATACGTCTTCAATTTACAAGTGTCAGACGTGGTCGGGGGTACGTATACGACGATTGCGACCATTACCTTGCAACCGAACAAAGCCTCCAGTGTCGTCAAGGGGTCGATCAATGGGGAGCTGGCGCGGTACTTTGATACGGATTGCAAATTTGTGCGGGTCAATTATGCCATCGGGGGCACGACCCCTGGCGCCGTGGTGGGATCGTTTATCGGCAAAGCATCCAACAACCCAGGCTATGCTGTCGATGTCGGCGATATTTTCTAGGGTCTGGCACCTCGCAGAGCGAGAAGGAGTCACTGATGCCTCAAGCCCCGACACTGATGATGGAGAAAGAGGGCAACACTCTGACCTACATGTGGAGTGTGGATGCCAAGGAAGGTGCGATGCTGGGGGACTATACGCCCGTGCCGCCGGACAAGGAAATTTCCGCGGAGGAACGCGCCTCGGCGATGTCGCGCTTCAAAACGGGACAGGGCATGACCCATCCTGAGATGCAGACGGACGACGAGAAGGAAGAGACTCGGCGGAAGGCCAATGAGAAAGCGGCGCTGCTCGAAGGCATCCCGGAAGGCGCGCAGGTGGTGGTGATGGCGCCAAGTCCAGGGGAGAGCCGCGCCTCTTCCCGAACCAGTGGGGGCACCGCCAGCCGTCCAGCGGCGAGTACCCCACCCGCGTCCAGTAGCCAAGCGTCCAGCAGTACGACCAGCCGCCGCGAGTAGACGGCGAGGTCTGCACTATGACGATTAATGCGCTCCCTGGCGATCCCCTCGCCAATGCCTATGTAGACGTGGCTGATGCCACGCTGTTACTGGCGGAACGCCTCGACAGCGCCGCCTGGGACGATGCCACGCCAGCCGAGCAGGAGACGGCTCTCATCTGGGCCACACGCTTGCTCGATGAGCAGATCTGGTGGTACGGCAGCCCCACGACGGATACGCAGGCCCTGGCCTGGCCGCAGACCGGGCAAGTCGATCATCTTGGCCGTGCCGTGCCTCTCGACATTGTGCCGCGTGTGATCCAGCAGGCGACCGCCTTCTATGCGCTGGCCTTGCTGGAAGAGGATGCCGCAGGCGGAGCGGTAGGGGCAGAGGCGGGCATTAAGACGAAAAAAATTGGTGACACCTCGATTACCTACAAGGATGACGCGGCGGTGCAGGTGTCCGTGGTGCAGCGCTTTCCCCCGGAGGTGCGCACGATGCTGCGGTTCTACGGCAACGTGCCTGGTCTAGGCCATATGCCGGTGCTACGCACATGAGGATCATTGAGATTGTGGACAGCCTCGGATTTACCGTGGTGCTGCTTGTCTGGTGCTGTGCCGCTCTCTGGTATTGGCTCTGGGATGGCTCTCTCTAAGGAACACGTCGCCATGCCCCTCGAACCGGCCCTGAAAGCCATGCTCGTGGAGACCGTCGCGCACAGTGCCTACACCGGGCAAGATGCCTACGGCAAACCGACCTATGCGGCGCCTATCAACCGTCCAGCCCGCGTCGAGTACCGCACGACGACCGTGACCAATGCCCAGGGCCAGGAGCGCATGAGCAATACGGTGGTGTTTCTGGACGGGGATTTCAGTATCACCGTGCGCGACAAAATCACATTACCCGATGGGACATCTCCCGCGATCCAGGACATCAAAAGTCCTCGCCATGAGGATGCGCCGGCACGCATTCACCATCATGAGTGCTTATTGTAGCTTCACATCGGAGTCGTATCATGCCCATCGACCTGCACGGCATTCCGAATGTCATCCAGAACCTTCAGCGATTGCAGCGCCCTCAGACGCATGTGCTCGGTGATGCGCTCTACGCAGAAGGCAATCGCATCATGGGACAGAGCGTGCAACTTGTGCCCATTGATACTGGATTACTCAGATCTACATCCCATGTGGACCGTCCGCAGGAGCGCGGGCCAGAAGTATCGGTCGAATTGTCCTATGGTGGGAAAGGGGTTGCCCCCTATGCGGCCAAAATCGAGTTTGATGTCACGCTCAATCATCCGCACGGGGGGCAGGCCCATTACTTACAAGCAGCAGTTTTCGCGGCCACGGCGGGCTTTCTTGAACGGATAGCCGCACCGATCCGAGCCACCCTGGGAAGCTAACCATGCAGCCGTATCACACGGACACGGAACGCGAATCCCTGCATCGTGACGACTTGCGGGGACGCTACCTCTGTGAACGATGTGAGGATGCGATGACCGACGAGATTCTCCCCGCAGCGGAGAGCCCAACGGGGGAACCTCTGGCCCTGTGTACGCGGTGTCGGGTGGTAGGGGGGGCGCATGCCGCTCCAGATTGACACGGTTACCTCAGAGACCATACGGGTTACGGCCATCCCGCTGCCATGGCTGCGGTGGCATATTGGACCCGTCGCCAGGAAACAAGGAGGTACTATGCCTATCGAAGTTACGATGACCAATGAGGAAAAAGTGAAATTAACGGTCACCCCTATGACCCCTGGGGGGCAACCTGCCCCGGTCGATGGCGCAGCCCAGTGGAGTGTTGAGGGTGCCTGTACTGCTGAGCCCATTGACGATACGTCCGCGTGGATCATCTCTGGTGCAACCATCGGGGATAGCACTGTCACCGTTGCTGTCGATGCGGACCTTGGGGCGGGCGTCGTGCCGCTTGGGGATACGTGTTTGGTACATGTGGGCAATCCGATGGCGGCCAATCTTGGTTTGGCGGCGGATACCCCAGTCCTGAAGACACCATAGGGACCGTATGGCACAGCGTTTGCCGCGTCACGATCACTACGGAGCGCGGTTGCCCGACCTGCAGGAAGCGCAGCAGGAGCCCCTCTACGGCAAGCCGTTCAATGTGGCCGTGCGCCAGCGCCTGCATGGCCTCCTTGAGGAACAGTATCAGGCGCTCTTACGCCGCCATATCAGTGCTGACGTGACGGTGACCTTTCGCATTCGTGAGGGCATCTTGCAACCGGATGTGCAGGTCGGGGCGGTACGGCGTTATCACTTTCGCCTGGAGGACTAACGGTATGCTCTTGGACGAGGTCGGCGCCTATCTGCAGGCCGAGGGCCTCGGCACGCTGGGCACGGATCTGTTTCTTGGCATGTTACCCGTCGATGCCCCGAATGGGAGCCCGCCTGGGGAAGTGACCGCCCTGTACGAAACACCCGGCTTTCCGGCGCAGTATGTCCACTCCACCGTGGGCGCCGACTGGGAGCAGCCCGTGTTGCAGATCGTCGTACGCGGTGAACCCTACGATTATGCACCGGCCCGGCTTCAGGCTGAGCGCATCTGGGTGGCTCTGAGCCAGATTCGCAACCAGGTGTTGAGTGGCACGTTCTATCTCTGGTGCCAGCCCCTGCAATCGGTCTCGCCCGTCATAGGGCCAGATGATTACGGACGGCCGCGCATGTCCGCACAGTTTCGCATCGGCAAGGCATTGTCAGCGTCCTAGAAGTCTGCTAGACTCTCGACACATTCATCTGAGGGGCAACGAACCCCTGGGACTCGTGGAAGCCTACGAGGCGCACCGGAGTGCCTGGTTGCTGTGAATCGATCGCAGCGCTGGGCACTCTTTTTTTTTGGCGAGAGGAACGGTGTGATGGAAGAGAGCGTGCTACACACGGAGCCAGCGGAGGCTCCCGTGCTCGCGCCTGAGCCAACCGTGACCGCACCGCAAGCCCCGATGCCCATGGAGTGGAGTGGCCCGACGTATCACATTTCCCTCTGGGACACGCCCCCGACCTACCTGTGTCTCGTCTGTAACTTGCGTGACGTGTCGCTCGCAACGATTGAGGCCCATATCCCGACGGAGCATCAGCTTGAAGCCTTGCCGAGTGTGCTTGCGCAGGATTACAGCGTGAATCCGCCAGCCTTTCGAAGGAGATCTATGCCTGAGCCCACCTATCGCACCGAAGAGACCCAGGATGGCACCAAGTACCTCTGTCTGCATTGTGAACGGGCGGGCAGTGGGCACTGGTCGTATGACCGACAGCTTTTTGAACAACATATGCAGCAACGCCATGATGGCAGCATGATAGAAGACACGGCGGTGACGTCCACAGCCCAGAGCGAGCATCCGCATGGGGGGCCTCCCGGCCAGACGGGTGAACATCCTGAGCATCCCCATGGCGGTCCGCCTGGCCAGACGGGCGAGCATCCACACGAGGAGCCCCACACTGAGCATCCCATCGTGTTGCCAGACGAGGACGACAAGCCAGAGGCAGGAGCGTAAGGCCATGGCCTTGCTGGACATTGGCGGCGATATCCAGTGGTCTGTGTCCAAGAGCGTTTTGCTCACGGTGGAGCAGCGAGGGCGTGCGCTGGCTGAGGGCCGTGTCGTCGGCGTCTTGCCTGACGCCAGTACGCATCAGGAGCAAGCGTCTCGGCTCCACACGATCTTGATCACCCGACAACTGATCTCTGGCGTCCTCTACGCCGAGGGCTGGCGCGCCGTAGGACAGTGGTACATAGCCGAACTACGTTTCGAGTCCTGGCGTGATGCGCTAGTGGTTCTGTGTGTGCTCACGGGTCCTTTGCGCGATGCCAAGGGGCGAGCGCTGGCGAACGTCAATGTCTTGGGCGCCATGGATGGCGTCCCAGCACGAGGAGCCTGAGCGCTATTGCAGACTGTAATTAGTTGAAAAGAAAGGAATTATTTTGCCAACTCAGGCCATTGCGGCATATGGCACGCAACTCCGCATGGGCCAGGGCACGTCGCCCGGCGCCGTCTCCATTACGTCCGCCACTGGGACCGCGCCTATCCAGATTACGACGACTTTGCACGGCATTCCTGTCGGCGATGTCGGCTGGGTTGTGATCACGGGCGCGACCGGCATGACCTCGCTCAATGGCTCCTTTGTGGCGTATGCCCTCAGTACCACGGTGTTGGAGCTGCGCAACTCCTTCCCCAAC